TTCTCCGCTCCATAACCGATTATTTTTCTTTTTGTCTTTCATGAGAGACCTCCTGCATGTATATTAGTTTACATTAAGTACAGGTTTTTGGTATCAGTTCAGGTCTATACTTACCAATATCCATACACTTATGCGATTAGTTTTAACGGAAGAATAACGGTCTTTAATAACTCATCTAGGAAGGTTCCACTTTTAGTGAGAATGATTGGGAACCTTTTTTATCCGCGTGTTATTGTTCGTCAAAATGGAGAAGACGTTCAAACGTTAAGAATGTTAATTGATGAACGTGAATCTCCAACAATTGAGGTAAATGCAGATCCTACGAATCAATACATTAAAAGAATTATTGGAGTAGATGAAGCTGACCTATATAACGCTCAAGATTTCAGTTGTGGGAATTTTTTATTTCTTCCTCCGGGAGAATGCGAGATCTTTTTTGATCCTGGTGTTAGAGAAAGAGCGCGTTGTGAAATCGAATTTAAAGAGCAATATGTCGCTCACTAGGAGTTTATATGGAACTCATATTTTTAGATGAACAGACATTAATTGTCCTCGATCACGCGATTTGTACTGAAGATTACGAACTTATTCTTGATTCTTTAGTACCTCAAAAAAGCAAATTCACAATTTATAAAGATGGCTTAAATGCAAAAATGGGTGACTTACTTTTAGTAAGAGAGAACAGCTATTTCTATATAGGAATCATTACTTCAATTAAGAAGGAAGATAATGGCTCTACTAAAGTTGAAACCAAAGACTATCTATCCATTTTTGATGTCGAAGTTCCTCTACCTACTAGCTTTTCTGGAAACATCTCAAATTTCTTGATTGCGAGAATTAATGAAACATTCAAAAACAGCGGTGACACATACCAGAATATTTCTTATCTTTCTTTAGAAAGCGAAGTATTAAAACAAGCGACACTGTCCTATGATGTGAACACAAAAATGAATCTTCTTGATTTAGTAGAAGAATTCGCAAAAACATATGGAATTAGACTTGTTTATGAGATGGTCTTAAACGGTGGTGTTTTTTATCAAATAAAAGTCAAAGTTGTCGAAGCTAAAATAGGAATTGTTATTAAAAGTAATATTGGGCCTGTAAGTAACCTAGTTATTAACGACACGAATGAGAACAGCCTAAATAAGGTTGTTTTTATTCCAAATAATGACAATCGAACTTATACCCAAAGAATTACTTATTATCTTTATACAGATGGAACAATTTCTACAACAAACGATCTTTCAAGAAGGAACCCAAAAGTAAAGTTTAAATATGAGCATTTTAGTGATAGCGATTATCCTAATTTGCTCACAAAAGCAACAAAGTTGCTAATTGACGATTCTTTGAATCATTCAATAACTTTTAACTTCTCATTTCTTACTAATAAGATTGAAAGTTTAAACAACTTAAAAATAGGAACTTTTGTACAGTTTGTTACAGATGAAAAAGTATATGAAACTTTAGTAACAAAAATTAAATACAAAGGAACTTTTTCTTTAGCCGAGGTTACTCTTGGCGAATACCGTGGATCTCTTACGGATAAATTAAAACTCATTGATAGGAGGAAATGATATGGGCTTAATTAAAATCACATTTGATAATGCTTCAGTTACTTCTAAACAAGATGCAGACTGTAATCACTTTCTTGCTAACAAGCAAAGTGGCGTTTTGGATGGAATTTTAGGAAAGTGCCAAGCAAGTATATCTAACTCATATATTCAGTTTCAATCTGGCTATGTTCAGGTCTACGGAAGAAGAGTGTTCGTAGAAAGCGGCACTAAAATTCAAATTCCTTTAGATGCTAGTGCATATGGTTATGTTTACATCAAATTTGATTTAGGCAATAACGCGGTTACTCTTGAGAAAAAAGAAGCTAGTTCATCTTATCCAAGCCTTACACAGCAAGATTTAATGAATGGTGGTCTAATCTATGAATTTCCATTAACTAGATATCAAAAGACAACGTCTTCAATTACGATAGATGCAACGTGGTCAATTCCTCTAATCGAGATGCCTTTACCTGTTGCTAAAGAAGCTTTGCTGAAAGCAAATGGCACTAAGCTAAAAGTGCGAACAGTAACTAAACTGTTTTATGATCCCGGTACTTACGACACGATTCGCGAGATCAATTTTGATTTAACTGGTATTAACTATAACGATATTGTCGTATTTAAGTTTCACAATTCCGATGATGCTGGGTTTGGAATAGTGACGGTAATATACGGCACTGTTGTTACAAATTTATTCAACTTAAATTGGTGCAATAGTCCCTTCTTTATTCACACGCAAAGAACAACAACTAGTGCTTGGAGAGAAGTTAGAGGCTATTTCTCCGATTACGAATTTGGTAATTCTGTCAAAATTGGCTTTGATTCATCTGTTGATGTATTAGACATGCCATCTGCTGTAACAGCATATATTTATTCTGTGGGGCAATAGTTATGAACAGTTTGGATATTGTATTAGCGGTTCTTTCAATTTTAGGAACCGTTTCATCTATTGCATTTGCAGTATTAGCTTTCAGAAGAAATGATCGTGGCGATCATAAAGAAGCTGGCAAAAACGAAGATGTTCTCATCAGTGATGTTGGATACATCAAATCTAGTATCGATAGAATAGAAAAATCTATCGACAAATTGGAGACTGGCCAAATTGAAACCGGCAATCGACTAACTAAGTTAGAAACCGAGGTTCATGACCATATTTACAACAAAGCAATTCATAAAACCGTAGGAGGTATTAAAAAATGAATCAAATTTTGCTAAATGTTTTAGCGACAGTAGTGACTTGTATCATTCTGCCGCTTATTTCTTTTTTGGGCCTGAAACTGACCCAGTGGCTTAATACAAAGGTTAAGAATGATAAAGGTAAAGCCTTAATGGAAAAGGCTACACAGATCGTTCTTGATTCTGTTAGATGTGTCTTTCAATCCTATGTTGAAGCCTTAAAGAAAAGTGGTGGTTTTGACCAGAAAGCTCAAATCTATGCGTTTAACCTAGCTAAAGATACAGCTCTTAAACAGTTAGGTGATGATGCAAAAGATTATATCGCTACTAACTATGGTGATTTACAAGAGTGGCTCAAGACTGAAATCGAAGCATCAATTAATAAACTTAAAAACTAATTAATCCCCGCGAAAAGTCAGCACGACTGAGTAGCGGGGATTTTTATTTTGGGACATTTTTTGGGACATAATTTATAAAAAGTGAGTGTTGTGGTAAGATAGTTTTGCAGCAGGAGCAAGGATATTAGTTGTTTCCATTGCGACACCTATGTTGATTCATCAAGGAGTGGTGTGCTGCACTTAGCTTAAGTAAATAAAAAGTAACGAGAGGTTTATGTATGGCTAGAGAATTATTTGATTACAGTAAGTCTGATCCAAGAGACTTTGAATATTATGGCTTCCACCTAAAAAATGGAAGATATCATATCGATACCAAGAGACTAAAAATCCTTCATTGTGATGGGTGTTTTCCTGAAACTCTTTTTACCACTCCTAGAAACACTCATTATTTTGTTCCAAAACACAAAAATTATTCTGACTATGCTATCAATATCATGAGAGCACAATTAAATAGATTAACTAGTGACTGGAACACTGAATACAAAGCCGTTATTAACAAAATCACCACACCAAAAGAGGTACAAGAGAACGTTAGATTAGAAGAAATCGCATACACATCCTCGCCCGATGATTTAGATGATATTGAATTTGATGCTCTTATGGCGGGCATTCGCCGCGAAGCAAAATACGATGAAGTTATTAAAAGCATCCACCTTCAATATTTACAAAAAATCTTCACAGAGTTCTTTAGAACAATTCTTTTAGTTATCAAAGATAGAGGATATGAAAATACTATCGATTTTACGTATAAGTATTTTTTCCAACATGTTCAAAGCAAATTCAACGCAGAAACCAAGAGAGCGAATCCACTCTATAGACTCCCTCACTATAAGTGGTTTGATGTTTTAAATAAGATTGATAACTTCTTAAAGCACAATACAGTTATGGCCTATAACTCATTAGCAAATAACGCTTTTGAGAAAGACGAAAAACTTAAAAAGTTCCAAGCAAAATTTGTTTATTCAGAAAAAGAAGCTGGCCATCCCTATGAAAATGGTATGTACGCTGGATCATGGGTGAAGATTAAACCATCCTTTGTGGATGAAATGTTAAGCAATCTTCAAGAGTTTGCTAAAGAATTCTGCGAATTAATGTATGAAGAAGATGCTGATGAAGCATACTGGAACTCAGATGAATCGCTTGTGAAAATTTTAAGAGATAATTTTTACGATTTTATGTAAAATATAAGAGCAACAAATAATCGAGCCTCAGCTTTATGGAGGAGGACAAGATTATGAATAGTTGCTACTCTTCCAATAAAGTTATGGAAGAAATCAAGTGTCGCATTAAAGACAAGTTTAAAAACCAAGAAAATTTTGGTAAAGAACTTGGAGCGAGTCGTAAAACCGTTAGTCGAATTCTCAACCACGGTACTGATATCGCCACATTCTTTAGAATATGCAAGATGCTTGGTATCGACGGAATATCAATTGACTGATATTCCTTTTTTTGTAACCTTTTTAGGGACAAAACATAGAAAAGTTGAATTTTTGTGCTAAAAAATATAAAGAGATGAAATAAATAAGTTATAATATATTTAACGTTTACTCGTTTCTAAAGTCAAAAATGAACTTAGTGGAGGGTCCATATGAAAACAGTTGTACTTGGAATGAACAATGGTTTAATGGTTTATTGGGAAGAAGTTAAAGAAGCTGCTCAATATTATGTTCATCTTTTAATTTCCGATAGAAATAGACGCCAAGAAGTCCAAAATGGTCAAGCGCGTTGGGTTGAAGACGAAGAAAAAATTCAAGAGATAGCTCTCGTTGCGGTTGAAAGAAATACAAAATATTATTCCTTCACTAATTTGGCTCGCATCGATCGCCGCCAAGTTTATCGCTATGATAGAGGGAACTACGAAGAGGAGACGGGACGAAATNATTATATTTATGTCGAAGCCGAAGATAGAGAAGGCAAAATAATAGATAGATGCGACAAAATTTGTTGCCAAGTTAAAGAAATGNGAGATGGCAGTGCTTTATGATGTGGAAAAAAGTAAATTTAGTAGATTATAACGGCTATAACGTTTTTGTTGATAAATATGGTTATTGCACAATAAGATCAATCAATATTGTTGCCAAAAATAAGGGAAANCCTATTGGCNATTTTGGTAATTACTATATGTATGATGAAAAAAGTGATTATTATTGCCAAATTAGAANAAAATCACTTAATTTTAGGGAACTTTTGAGTCTAGTTTTGTCAAAAGAGATTTACACGAAGAAAGCTAATAGTAATGTTGGATATTATGGGTATCATCAGCCAGAGATTATANAAAAAGAAGATGCTCAAAAGATATCGTATGGGACAGTTGAACTTTACTTCAAATATGATGTTATTTCGGCTGAGAGGAACAATCCATATGGAACATCATTAAGACACGAAGATATTATTCAAATAGCCAAAAATTCGGATGTTGATAATATTCAAGGTTGGTATTTAGAAAATTCTAATATCGATTCGTTTAAACACGCTATTTTGTCAGATATCAAAGTTAATGATGAATTGTTTCTTGTTAATTCCGGGAAAGTTAAAGTATCAAAAGTATATAATTATCCAAATGAAAATGGTTTAGTTTGTGATGTAGTTGATTCGAATGATAAGACAATAAAAATAGATTATAAGAATGCTTATTTGTTCTATCTTCCATATTCAAAAATTGAAGATGAGTTCGCTTCGCTAAATCGTTCAATTAATGAATTGGCATTATCTCCTTATGTTATTACTAGTTCTAATGGAATAGTTAATGTCCATTGGCAACCAGTTAATGAGGCAGCGAGATATATTGTAGTTGCTTATCGTATTCTAAACAGACCAGGAAGAAAAAGAGTCTATCATATGTCGGATTATGAAATTGAAAGAAACACACATTTTATTGCTCTCACAAATTTAGCTGGTGATAGCGTTGTGTTTAAAGTAAAAGCAGAAGATAGATNGGGCAAAGTTATTGCCGAAAGTAGATGCGTATCTTCTGGGTTCGAAACCAAAGAAATGAAATAGGAGATTGATATGGGAGTTGTTGATCCAAATGCTGGCATTCATCATGGATTGGGTGCTGTAAAAGAAGAGCTTCAAAAACTTAATTCAAAAATCGATAAGTTGATGACNAGTAAAAACGATGATGTTTTAAGAACAGAATATGCTGAAGGTTTAACGTTGAATACGCAAAATCACGTTATTTGGTGGTCAAAAGTTAAAGATGCAGCAAGATATCGTCTAGTACTTAGCTTTAACACAGATGAAGTTTGCTCTATTGATTGCGATAGAGAAACTAGATATTACGTTTTTGATAAATTGCCTAAGGATGTTTATTGTTTAGCAAAAGTTATAGCTGAAGATAGAGAAGGCAAAGAGATTGTATCCGCTTCAATCAAACTATAGGAGGGTTTTGTTATGAGATATTATGAAGAAGAATTAGAAACATTAATTAAAGCAGGAGCAAAGGTCGTTGAAGTTGCATCTTTCGAATGGGAAAGAGTACATGGGTTTGCTAATTATGTTGCAGAAGACTTAGGAATCGACTGGTATTCTTGGAGTAGCGTGTCCGGTTTAAAAGTCTGGGATGGTAAAGGCTTTAAAGTTATTAATGCTGACTGCATAACATTACCAGCAGTTTTAGATTATTATCTACAAAACGAGAACGACATGCTCTTAGTTTTAGAGGATTTCCATCCGTATAGCGAAGCACAAAACCCTGTGAATATTCGTTATTTGAGAGAAATGATGAGACCTCAAAATTATTCACCAAAATATAAGAAAGCCATCATCTTAAGTTCTCCAAACAAATTCGTTCCAGAAGAATTATCAAAGGAACTCCCTGTAATTGAAGTTGAATTACCAGATAGACAAACTATTGAAGTTATCGCAAATAGTGTTGTTGAAGAATATAGAGAATATTGCATGGAAAGCGAGATTACTTCCAAACTTTTAGAGTCTGCTTTGGGTTTAACTGTTATGGAAGCAAGATTAGCTTTTGCTAAAGCAATTATTACAAATAGAAAACTAACCGAAGAAGAAATCCCTCTTATCATTAGTGAAAAAGAACAAATCATTAAGAAGAGTGGTCTTCTCGAATACTTCCATCCAAAAGAATTCTTATCCAGCATTGGTGGTCTTGAGAATTTAAAGGAGTGGATTCATAGACGTGGTAACGCTTATAGTGACGAAGCCAAAGACTTTGGTTTGAATACTCCACGTGGTGTGTTGTTACTTGGCGTTCCGGGATGTGGTAAATCATTAACCGCTAAAGCTATCGCTAATGAGTGGAAATTCCCATTATTAAGATTTGATTTAGGTAAAGTATTTGGCGGCATCGTTGGCGAATCTGAAAGAAATATTAGATATGCTCTTGATGTTGCTAAAACCATTTCGCCATGTGTCCTTTGGATTGATGAAATTGAAAAAGGATTAAGCGGATCACAAAGCAGTGGNAGAACTGATGGTGGAACCAGTGCTCGTGTTTTCGGAACATTCTTAACTTGGATGCAAGAAAAGAAAGAGCCAGTCTTTGTTGTCGCTACAGCAAACGATATCAGCTCATTGCCACCTGAATTACTACGTAAAGGTAGATTCGATGAAATCTTCTTTGTTGATTTACCATCAGCAAAAGAAAGAGATAACATCTTTAGAATTCATCTCGGAAACAAAGGTAGAGATGCCGATAAACTTGGTTTAGATATGAATAAACTAGTTAAGTTAAGCGAAGGTTTCTCTGGTGCAGAAATTGAAGAAGTTGTTAATGAAGCATTATTCAATGCGTATGCAAACGGCCAAAAAGATTTAGAAATGAAGAATCTTGTCGAATGTATTGAAGCAACCTCTCCATTATCTAGAACAATGGCCGAAACAATTGCTAACTTGAGAAAGTGGGCTGAGCAAAGAGCAAGATTGGCCAGCTCTGAAAAACCAGAAGAAGTTAAGGATCTCGGTGCTGATGTTCCAAGACTTCAACAAGAATATAAGAATCCATTTATAGCAAAGAAACACGATGATAAGTAATAAGCTCGTCACAATTGTCAAAGACAATCAGTTTGATAAGGGTTGGACACTTTTTTCTCCGACCTCTTTTGAGATTGAAAGAAACTGGGCATTTAAGAAAGCTGATTTATCTAATGTTGTTAAATTAATTACATTCTCCACTCAAGTGAATTTAATCTTATGTGAGACATGTCTTCCATCTAGGGTAATAAATGAATTGGAGTGGTCTAACAAATACATCAAAATTAACATAATTGCTAAAAGCAAAGAGGTGCTTGAAAGATATAAAAGATTCTCATTCAACTCCTCCAAGGTTGACGAAACAGTGAACATCAACTACATAGGGATAATCGGTAAAAGCAACGGTTTTTATATGCTTGGCGATGATCTAAGTGAAATTGATGATTCAATTGAAAAAATTTATTTTGGTTCAGCAAAAGCAGTCGACAAATACTCCTCTTTGGAAAATGCAAAAACATTAATTGTTTGTAGCAACAGTAAGCATCAAGGTTTTAGTAATCTTCTTTCTCTGGCTGCAAAATACGGATTGAGTTGTCGCTATGTTTTAAATAGCAAATATTTCGATAGAGATGCTTATGATTATGCAAAGAACAACAAACTTGAATTATTTATCTCAGACTATGTTGATGATGTAGTGCTTGTACTCAATAAAGATAATTCAATTTGCAGGATGTCTGTTCTAAATGATGGATATCTTGTTCTATATCCAATTGATAGAATAAGCAGCTATGTTAGTGAGCTTTATAAAAACTTGTTTTTAAAGGACGCTATTGAAGTAGATAAGATTCCAGCAGATGTCTATTCTTGCTTTGGCGGAAAAAATGAAAAACTAAATATCAACGATGCGTACGTTGTTAAAAAAGACGTCAGCATTTGTGAGATGTCTGATTTCGTAAATGAGAGATTTGATAAGTCGATAGTTGAGAAGCATAACGATTATTCAAATAAAGCAAGAAGAACTCAGTATTTCTTTACATTAATTCCTCCTTTGTTTGATTCTTCTTATCGTGAATCATTAATATATGCCCCAATACATGAACTACATTCGGAATGGTTATCTATTAACAAAATCAAGCTTGATAGAATTATTAAAGATTATCGCGAGTTCATGAATAAGGATGCTAACTTAATTGCGTTTATTTCTTATTCACAAACCATTTCTAGCAAGCTTGAAAAAATGATAAGCGGCTGTTCATACTCTGGCTATTATTCTACTTTAGATGACGCTATAAAGACCTTTGAAGAATATCAAAACTATTTATTCGATGACTGCGCTTTCATGTTTAATGAAGTTAATTCAGAGAGCTCTGGTACAAAGTTTGATAAATTCGATGCAGAAATCGAAGGATATAGAAAAACGATCAAAGAAAAAGAAGTGCTCGTTTTCATGGGTACAGATGTTTTAAGTAACAAGAGAAGAATAGAAATTCTTAACAAGAAAATCGAGGACCTGTTAGCGTTAAAAGAAAAATTCGAAGGTAGTGCAGCAACTCGCTCAAGCAAGGAAGCTGAAACATTTGTTGCATATTGCAAAAAACTTGTTGGTGGTGTTTCTTCTTCAAAAGATGATTCAGATTCTATTGGCAAGATAGTTAACACCAGTGAGGGGTCAAAATTGGTTAAATTGAACAGTTTTGTATCTAACTATCTAAAACAAATTAGCGACTATTTAATTAAGTGCATCGCTTGTTTGAAAAACTTAAGAGATATACATATTCCAGAAGATTATCCGGTGTTTGAAAAAGAGAACCAAAAATATATCGTTTTGAATGAATTGAGCGAGTTTGATTCCGCGAAAGAATTATGCAAAGAATTCTCGCTAAAGTGCTTAGCAAGGAGGTAGGGCATGAGTTGTCAAAGAACTGTTAAAACTTTTGAAACCGTTGAAGTTAAAATCGACACATGCAATAAAAAAGAACTAGAAGAGCTTGAAAAAAGTATAGTTTCTGCAATTAATCAAAAGTTAGAAAAACTTAATATTCTAATTAGAAATTGTGATATTTATTCCAACGGAAACTGCATTCTTGTTCATGATAGATTTAATATCTGCTCTAGTTTAAAAGAAGTGGCGGAAGCATTCGGCTTAGAATGCGAATTAGTCGATTGTTCCTTAAAAGGAAAAACTTATTTAATTGCCGATCAACTTCTACGTGTATTAAAACAAATAGATGTCCGGTTTAACTTTGGCTCCAATGTTGCCAATAAAGAACTTAATGGTGAAATAGAAGACATAATGGGAGAATTTGGAATTACCAAAATCGACGCAGGCATTTTAGAAATGGTTAGAAACATCAAAAAGAATGGTGTTTATACAACTACAAAAACAAGAGAAGTGTCTCAAACATTTTATGATGGTAGATTAATTGACCACTCTGAAGGCGGTTGGTCTACTGATGAAGGTGCGATTAGAGATAGACTTCTAAATATGTCTAAGGAAGCTGAAAACGTTGTTAAGAAAACCAATGTTTGTTTACGAGATGGCACAACAAAGCTGATTTATACAAGAGCAAGACAAATGGGATATGCTGTCCAAGAAGTTAAAAAGGGAACTCAAACCCAATTAGTTTTAGTGAGGTACGAATAATGCCAGAGAAGAAAATTGTTGTAAATATTAGTGATACCGGCGAAATCGATGCTGAAACCTTTAACATGGAAGGCACTGAGTGTCTTGAAGAATTGGATAAGTTATTAAAGGATTTGGCTCTTGAATCTGAAACTACAAAGAAACCAGAGTTTTTTAAGAACTCTACAAAGGTTGACAACACAATCAAAGTTAAGAAATGATTAACATTCAAAGAATGATGCTTGTTGATAATGAGCATCTTTATGGTCCAGGCAAAAGGCTACTTATATACTTAAAAGGCTGTTCTATTCATTGTGAGGGATGTATTAATCCACATCTATGGTCTTTTGATGGTGGGACTCCTCTATCGTCCGATGACATCTTAAAGATTCTTTTAGATAATAATCTAGATGGTGTTACTCTTCATGGCGGTGAACCGCTAGATCAAGCGGATGAACTACTGAAGACTGTTAAAGATATTAAAGCAAATGGTAAAACAGTCATCTTATTTACAGGGTATATAAAGAAAGAACTAAGCGGTAATAGATTAAAGATATGGAACTTAGCAGATATAGTAGTGGCTGGAAGATTCCAACTTAAAAAAAGAAATGTCTATCTCCAATTCCGCGGTTCAACAAATCAAAGGGTATATACCCACAAAGGAAAATATAAGAACTATAAACTTAAGGATGGATATACAACAGCTATGTTCACAATTGATGAAAATGGTGACATGGATGTTAATGGCTTCTTAACTGAAGATATAGCTGAATTAATGAAGAATAAATAGTCTGTCCCAAATGTGGGTACAAAAACAGACTTTTCTTTTTATGTGCCGTATCCTTTTCTTATCGGAGGCACAAAAATGGAAATTTCACCAGTATTCACAGTTTTAGGAATTATTAATACAGTCATCAGCATGATAGCGTGTCCTATTATTGCTGGATACAAGAATAGGAGCGTAGTTGGATGGCTTTTTGGAGGTTTATTTTTAGGCCTTATTGGTTTAATCATTATTGCGTGTTTACCTAAAAAAGACTAACAAAAAA